CTGCCCCGCCGCTGTTGGACTGGGAACAGGACGCCCCGCTGATTGCCGCCGACATCAACAAAGCCGCCGGGTGCGAAGTGCGCGCCCTGCCTTATCTGCACTGGTGGACCTTTATGGCCTGGTTCAACAGCATTGGGGACGGCCAGCTGGCTACCCTGCTGCGGGTGCGCAGCAAGCTGCACCACGGCCAAAAATTGCAGCCGTGGGAACAGGACTACTACCGCAAAAACAAAGCCATGGTTGACCTGCGCCCCCGCCTGAATCCGGCAGAGATAGCGGAACGCCAGCGGTTGCAGCGCCTGTTGGCCAATTAAGTCCTCATAAGGAGGTAGATGCTTTTGCCAAAATCCTATGCAGGCAGCCTTCAGGTTGCCCTGTCTACACAAACAACTACCCACACCGCGCAGCAGCCGCTGAACGGCCTGCGCACTGCCCTGAAAAAAATAAGCCGCAGTGTAAACGCTGCGTTCTCCGCCGTGCCGGTGGCAAAGTTTGAGCAGCAGACCGCCGCAGCAGCAGTCAGCGCCAACAAAGCCGCCAAAGCCCAGGCCAAACTTGCCAGTGGCACCACCAAAGCAGCCAAGGCCGCCAAACGCAGCGTTGCGGAATTTGATGAGCTGGACCGGCTGCAGGCTTCTCTTGCCGAAAGTGCCGGAGCTGCGGCGGCTTCCACCACCCGCAAAAGCAGCAGCGCTGCAACAATCAAAGCCGCAGATGCCGAACCGCCACAGTTAAGTCCGCCGGCTCTATTAAACCAGCAGCTGCAAAATTTCTGGGCCACATTACAGGCTGTGCTTGCCCCCGCCGCCGCGCTGTGGGATGCAGCCTGGCAGCAGATGAAAACCGCTGCCCTGACCGTTTGGCAGGATCTTTTGGGCGGCGTTCAGCTGACCTGGGCCGAGTACGGCCAGCCCATTGTCCAGAGTGCCGCCCTGGCGCTGGAAAACCTGCAAGGCATTTTTACCACCCTGTGGCAGAACGTTTTGCAGCCGATCCTTACTAACCTGATGCAGATTTTATCTACCCTCTGGTCCTCCCATCTCAAGCCCCTGTGGGACGACATTCTTTTGCTGGTGGCAAA